ATGCTGGAGCGGCTGTCAGAGGCAGGCATCATCGAGAAGTATTTCAGTGGTGAGTATCAGAAGCCAGTGTACAAGGAGATTGAAGGTGTGCTCGTCAAGGGTTTCATCGACTGCCGAGGCGAAGACTTCATCATGGATAGCAAGTCTACACGCAGCGTCTCCGGATTCCGGTATGACGTAAACGGACTCTGCTACGATGTTCAGGCTTACCTATACACGCAGTCAGAGGGTATCAATAAGTTCTACTGGGTTGCACAGGAGAAAACCTTCCCGTATCTTCCCGCCGTGGTAACCTGCTCAGAGGAGACCCTATTCCGTGGCGAGATGAAGTTCCGGGGGGCCATCAAGAGAATCACAGACTTTTTACAAAACGGGGAAGACCCACGCAAAGACTACATCGAATATGAAGTTTGACATCGGACGCATCATTGAGAATGTCATCATCATTGGCATCCTCCTGACCCTTCACATCCTAATCACCAATTTCCTTTACAACTAAGGAATCTAATCACCAATTTCCATAACATGAGTGACCAACAAAAAAACGACAGCGTCCTGATGGGATTCGCTGACGAGCCCAAGTTCTACGAGGGCCAACTGAGCAGCTGGAGAGTAAAGCTGCGAGACTTTGAACTGAAGGAAATCCTCGACCGGTACCTGATGACCGGGAAGGATGGAGCTGGCTCCGTATCCATCACGCTCTTCATGAGCAAGTCTGGCAAGCCATTCGCTCGGGTGTACAACCCCAACAGCGAGTCGGCACGTGAGTACAAGGCTAAGCGTGAGCAGGAGCAGAAGGCTTCAGAGAAGCAAGCTGCCCCAGCTAAGGCTAAGGCCGCAGAGTCGGCACCAGCCGATGATGACCTACCCTTCTAAGGCGTTAGGTCTAATAGCTGCGGTGGAATGGGGGTTGGGGGACATAGAGTTTCCCAGCCCCTATTTCTTCTCCGGCACCTTCGACGGGAAGAGGTACACCTTCCATGCCATCATAGTTGAGCACTTCAATACGATGGTGGACATACCTGTGTTCGAGGAGGACTTTATATTCCTTCTCATCAAGAACAAGAGAGGGGACAACCTCATCCTCCTGACGAAGAAGGACTGCATGGAGGTCATGGGAACCTCAGTAGACTTTGAGTGGGTAGCACCTAAAATAAAGAAGAGAATTCATGTTACAGTCAAAGAAGATATTCTACCTTGAGATGGACATAGAGTATCTGTATGGGAAGGAGTACAAGCGAGCATTCGTGTACACCCTTGCCAACAGCGACGACCTGATGGATATCATGGACGACAAGTTGGCTATGGGTACAATAGAACGTCAGGTTTACCCGTTTAACTACGGAAAGGAGACAGGTAAATCGAAGCCTAAGACAAGGAAAATCATCATTAAAAAAGTTACGCTATGCAAGCAACTGAATCAAGGTTGAAGATGGTGGAGAGCCCAGCTCACTACCAAAACTTTTCGCAGGAGACATGGGTCATGATGCTCAAGATTTGGGGGGCAGATAAGTTCGCCGTGTACTGCGAGATTAACGCATTCAAGTACAAGATGCGTGCAGGAACCAAGGATGGCTCCAGTGCTATCGAGGACCTGCAAAAAGCGGAGTGGTACCTAAAGAAGGCCAAGGAGTATGGCTCGGGTAACTCTATTTAAGAGTATACACGATACCGACAGGCCATACCACGTCGGTATTGAGCAGGCCCTTGAACGCATCCAGTCAGGGAGCAGCAAGGACAAGGTACTCACCTTCCGGGAGACCAAGGAGCGAGAGCACAAGATGTCTCTCCCCATTACTCTCTGGAGCGGTGTATTCAACAAGAGAACCGATGACTCTATCCAAGACCATAGTGGATTCATCGTGCTTGACTTTGACCACGTAGATGTAGTTGAAGGCAAGAGACTGTTGGGTACGGATGAGTATGTCCACAGCTGCTGGGTGAGCCCCTCTGGTGATGGACTGAAGGCACTAATCAGGGTTACCCATCCTGAGCGCCATAGAGACCATTTCAGGGCCGTAAAGCTGTACTTCAGTAAGTCGTATGGGTTGGAGGTCGATGAGACGGGTATCAATGAATCTCGAGCTTGTTTCGAGTCCTACGACCCAGACATCATCATCAAGGACGCCTACAGCCGGTTTGGTGGGCTGGTGACCAAGCAGAGCGAGGAACAGGTTCCTGCTGCACCTCACCTGTTTACGGACTACATGAAGCTCAATCTCGCCGCTAAGATGATTCGTCAGGCGGAGGATGGAGACAAGCACAAGACGCTGCTCAAGGCCTCTCGCCTGTGTGGGGGATACATAGCCTCAGGCAGGATGGAGGAGGAGGAGGTAGTCAGGGTCTTGTTCAGAGAGATATGCAAGCGTGAGATTGACTCAGAGGAGTACGCTATGGCCACCATCCGCGCTGGGGTGGAGGACGGCAAGAAGGCTCCGCTGAGGGACATCATCGCCGACGAGAAGTCCATCACCCGTGAACTGCTCATCAATGACGGAGATATGTCCTTTATCTCGTCTGACGACTCTGACTACAGGATTATCGATGACTACGTCAACGGTAAGATTCAGGTTGGGTTGGACACTGGGGACGAAAATCTGGACAAGTTCTTCAGGTACAAGAGGGAGTTCGTCATCTTCAATGGCCACAGCAACGTGGGCAAGACGACGATGGTTCTGTACATGATGGTCAATGCCAGTCTCCGTCACGGATGGAAGTGGGTGGTGTATAGCAGCGAGAACAGCACGTGGTCACTGAAGATTACACTGATGGAGTTCTGCACCAGCCTCAGGGTGAACAGCATGAGCTACGCTCAGCGCAAGAACGCCTATCGATGGGTCACTGACCACTTCACTGTAATCAACAACAACCAAGTATACGGGTATGCAGATATCCTGCTGTTTGTAGACAAGGTTCGCCGGATGCAGCAGATTGACGCCATCTTCGTAGACCCATATAACAGCCTCAAGCTGGATGTGAAGAACAGCAGCATCGGTGTCCATGACTACCACTACGAGGCTGCCTCAGAGTTCCTGACGTACAGCACAGCCAATGGTATAGCTGTGTGGTTGAATATGCACGCCGTCACAGAGGCTCAGCGCAGGAAGGGAGACGATGGGCTTCCTGTTGCACCATACGCAGAAGACACTGAGGGTGGAGGTAAGTTTGTCAACCGAGCGGACTGCTTCATCACCATACACAGGAAGGTGCAGGCCCCAGACATACAGACTCGCCGTACCACAGAGTTCCACGTAAGGAAGGTCAGGGAGGTGAAGACGGGTGGAGAACCCACCCCAATTGACCAGCCTGTGAACTACGCCATGAATCCAACGATGACTGGGTTCAGGTCCATAGCCACAGGGAACCAGCTGTTCTCCCCCATAGGAGATGACTTCGGGTACTACGACCAAGAGCGATGATAGTGGAAGTTTAATGAAGTAAAAAAGGGGCACTAAGCCCCTTTTTTGATGCATTATTCATTCATTATCCCCTGATTCAACCCTTAATGATGGGTATATCCGTCAGGCCATAATACAGCTGGCTGACCCAGCACTGAGGTATGTTCTTCATCTCACAGGGCACGCGCCTGAGTCGCAGTCAGCAATGTCGAAGTCACTCATGTCCATCTGCTCAATGCTGTTGATGGGGGTAACCTTAGATGACATCTCGAGGTACTGCTCCTCTGTAATCTCCTCGAGGGGGGCCTGAACGAAGCCGTGGTCGCTGTGCAGCAAAAAGGATACAGACTTCACGTTGTACAGGTTCTGGCGCAGCCACTCCTTGATGTCCTCAAGCTCATGGAGTCTGTAGTAGATTGTTACAGATACGGCATTGTCAGACCACACAGCCTGAAGCTCTTTGATAACCTCGAGCTGGTCAATGGCGCTCATGTCATTCGCCAGTCTGGTGCCAACTGGGAACTTACATGGGAAGCTAACCACTTGTGTGCCAAGGTCTTCCGTACCATCAAAGTTCTTTACATACTCAACATGGTAGCCGTTCTTCTTGGCAGCAAGCACCAACGGAGTGTCTGTAGCCATACGAATTCTACGGATGTAGTATTGGCTGTAAGCTGGGTGGGCGCCGGGAGTTACACCTGCAAGCAGGCTCAACGTGCCTGATGGCTTTACAGTGGTAATCTTTACGCTCTCAGAGAAGCCACACAGCTTAGAGTATTCCTTGTCATAGGCTCTGAGATACACGTAGCAGTCACTCAGCCATGAGCGCTGCTCATCGGTAGCCTGAAGGTAACCGGTGACACCAATACCCATACGCATATTCTCATGCACGATGTCCTCTGTCTCCTCTACGGCACACTTGATGGCGAGACTGTGCTTGTTGATTCTATACAGGTACCGAGCCACCTTCTTTAGTTCATCAGATGAGGTGATATTCGGAAGATAGATTTCAGCCAGACAGCAGGTCTCAAAGTTGGCCAGCCCTTGCTCAGCGCACGGGTTGAATCCCATAACCGTTGGGTCTGGATACTGAGTCTCACCTGTCCGTCCCATACGGCGAGTAGCAGACAGATTGATGATGCCGTAAGGCTCTCCATTCCCGTTATACCCATACCAGAACTCTTCAGGCAGTTGGTCGATGTCGTCACACACGACACTGTTGTTGGACATGGCTCTCCAGTTGGGGATATTGCCGAGGTCCCATCGCTTGGCCTTCAAGTAATCAATGTCGTCTGCATCACCGATGGCAATCTGAGCAGAGCGTCTGACGTTACCAGCCACTACGATACGCCCAATGATGTTCATGATGTCGAGGCAATCCACAGATGTCAGCGGAGCGCCATGCTTGCCGTTGATGAGTTTGTTAATCTCCATCATGCCCCACACCAAGTCATCAGGCCCTGACGCAGTACCCCCAAATCCACTGATGGGTGAACCCTTAGGGCGAATCAGTTGTGTTGAGAAGGTGAACCCCTTACCAGTCACAAAGTGTGATATCAAGACCCTCTCAAGCAGCGCCACCCACCCCTCTCTGCTGTCAGGGACAATGAAGTCGGCGTCACCTCTGTCTACACGCTCAATCTTGATGTCTGAGTATGGGATAGACAGCATACTGACGTACTTCTTCTGGATGTTAAATCCAACCCCACTGCCGAGCATCAGCATCTCAAAGGCCCATGTAAACGGGCGGATGTTGTTGTCTACAACTACGAAGGCACAGTTCTGCAAGGAGGGGAACCCCAGTCTGTCTACTGTCGTGGTACCGAGTTGCCACAGGAACCTACCGGCCACAGTGCCCTTCAGGTTCATCATGATTTCGGTCAGCTCGCGCTTCTCCTTATCGTTAAAATCACAGTGCAACTGGCTGTTACAAGCCTCAACGACACGAGCAACAGTCTCCGGCCATTCCTCAGTCCTGTCGGACATGGGTACAGGTCGAGAGTAGGTTCTTTTGTAGACGGGATAGCCTACTTCCCCCCAAGGAATGGGGGCAAAATCTGGGTTTGACATAAGGGGATTTTTTTAGAAACGGCTTGCAATATACTACAGAATCACCGCGTCTATAAACCCGCTATCGAGCCTTTGTATAATTTTTTCAATTGGCACAGCCCATCCTACGGCGCTCGTCTTCCCAGAGTTTTTTCCTCCCTTCACCTCGTACTCGTTAGATATGAGGTGCTCCATAAACCTTTGACTGTCAAACTTGTACGCCGTATAACCTATATCATACCACCTGACTATGTACACAAGTATATCCGCTTCAGACGTCATGATTCCGGCAGGGGCGTCTCGCTTGGGGCTCCAGTACTCTATAAACAGGTTGGGGGGCTTCTTGTATCTGGTGGAGTGGTAGGTAGCCTTGAGGTCATACTTCACCTCATACTTGACCCCATCACAGTCCATCATGTCCCAGTAAGACTTACCCTCATCCGGCCAAGAGACAGTCTTCCCTAACGAGACGAGGTACTTAGCCCACATCTCCTCCCCCTCCTTCCCAACCTCACTGTCTCTTAGGAAGTTGCTCACCTTCATTGTATTCTATGACGGCTTGCTGAATCATATCAAGCTCTATGGATGCAGACATCCTGAACTTTTTTATGACGCTGTCTATGTGTTGCTTGTGCTCTACAGGTCTACCCTTGTAGTCGTGCAACTCTTCGTACAGTTCCGTGGCCGCCTCAGCAATCCGATGGGTTGCCAGAGCGTATATCTGCGATAGGTTTAATGCGTCCATCTTTTATCATTTCTACAATTAACTTGACTGTGTCGTCCACCTGCTGCTTGTTCTTTGGTAGGAACAAAGCCGGTGGCTCTTCTTCGTTCTTCATGAGGTAGTCCAAGAACATCTTCCACCGAAGGAGGAACGTGTGCTGGTCATGCACAAACCCCTTGGTCTCTATGATGAAGTTGTACTGAGCCCCTATAAAGTCTGGGGTGTACTTGATAGCCAGTACGGCGCTATTCGTCTTCTTAGCCAGCACCTGAGAGCCCTTGGTCATCTTGTAATAGATTCCGTTGTAGTGAAACGGCTTCTGCAAGACGTACTCCCTTGACTCGTACTCAAATGAAAGGTTCTCGTGAGCAAGGCGCTCAGCACAATACTTCTCCAGTTGAGACTTGTACCTGCCGAGACTCTTCTTTCTGCTGTCGCTACGAGCTATGCCCTTGGGGATTCCCCGTCTTCTCATGCGATTATCTGAAGCGGGTTTTGTCCCTCACCTTCATCTTGGTTCCGTCAGCCAGCTCACCGCGTCCAACGAACTTTCTTGTCTTTACTCTCCCCTCTTTATCCTTGACGGTAACCATCCTGCCCTTGACATCGACAGTCTCATCGTCCACTCCAACCGTCCAAGTACCTTTCTCTTTGGTCCTTCTCTTGACTCTCATGTTACTGTTTGTTTCGGATTTTCCTCTCTTGTTCAAGCATGGCCTTGGTGGGTTCCTTGCCGGAACCTCTGTTGGCTCTTATGTTGTCCCACAGACCTCTCTTGGAGTATGAGCCGTCCTTTCTCTTTATGAGTTTCATCGGCCTTGACCTCTATACTTTTTGGTGTACATATCACTACCCTTGTTCACAGAAGCACTCTTGCTGTGTCTGCCGACACTCTTCTTCTTGCTAAGGACAATCTTCTCAGAACCTGTCTTCTTTGCCATTATCTGTGCTGCATCAGTTTATTTAGCAACTCGTATGTGTCCTCAGGCTTTGTGCCAAACTCATTGAACGGCTGAGGTGCACCGCATCCACAGTCATCCCCCCATGTATTCAGTATGTACATCAAGTCTGTTGTGTTCACCACGTAGTTCAAGTCTACGTCACCGTCTGAACAGAACTCACACCCGAAGTTGGCAAGCACGATGAGCATATCTGCTGTCCCCACCATGCAGTCTGCATTGAGGTCTCCGAAGCAGTACACGCCTTCGTCAAACAACTGAAAGCGCTGATAATTGAGCATAGCGTGCATCCTGTCTATCTGACCGGAAGTAAAGACGTCTCTGCACTCCTCGGCACAGTAGTCCATGTGGTTGTTGGCGAAATACTGAGCCCCCATGTACGTGGCTTCTGGGCAGTAGTAGCCAGTTATTCCGGGGCAGCCATAAGCAACCTTGGTCGGTGGGGTGTCACACACAAAGTCACCACTCGTGTCGCATGGGCCGATGTTCTGTCCGCACTGAGATACTGTTCCGTTGCCATCCCTGAACACGTGATGCAGGCCACAGTAGTGCCCCATCTCATGGGTGAGAGTCTCGTTCTCATCCCTGAAAGTAAGATGCTCTCCGTATGTACCAAACACCTCTGTCTCCACCCACACCCCATCAAGGACTGAGTATGGGATAAAGGTTACCCAAGCGAACCCGAGGATGGTGGAGCAGAAGTCTGGGGCAACGTATATGTTGCAGTATTCTGCCGTATTCCGCTTTACATCATTGGTCCACATAGCCATATGATTCCCGTAAGTAGGGAAGCAAACAGCATTGGATGCTGTAGACCTGTAACCACTTGCCCAAGGGTAAACGTCTAAGTCTGTGTAAGTTACATCGACAAGCTCGAACGTTATGTCTGTCCCGATGAAGTCTACGTTAAGCTGTTCGATTGCATCCACAATGATGTCCATGCTTATCTCGCTGCCGACAAAGAACTCGTCATGCAGTACGTGAACCACACACCGGATATGCTTTGGGTAGTTATAGTTTCTGTTTGCCCCGTAGTTGTCTGGGAGAATGTTGCCATCGTATCCAAGCTCTACGCACTCTTCCACCACCTTGTTTTGCGCTGCCGCTGGCGAGGCGCAGAAGGCCATCAAGACCCAAAACAGAATCAAGCCTATGGCCAATCTGTCGTACCATTTGTATTCAATTGTCATCGTCCGTTCAGTTTAACCTTTTCATAAGACCTTCCTGCGAAGTAAGCTGTGAATGCTGTTGTCATCAAGACACTGAGTACGTCTATGTAAGCCTCTTTTATCTCAAAAGAAACAGACTCAATGCTATCAAACACAACAAATATAGTGAACGATAGGACTAAGTATGAGAGCATTATGGGCCTAATGTTCTTTGACAGCCAAGAGTCAGACAACATATCCGCCTTCCACCGTTCAGTGACGTTGTCCTGAGCGTTAGACTCGTACTCCATGAGCATCTTGTTGAACTCCATCTTTTGTTCGGCGTCCATGTTAGGCTCAAGGTCTATCAGTCTCTTGACTACCCCCAAGGCACCTTGGTCAGGCAGAAGCTCTCCGACAGTATCCAGAACGTCTGGAGCCTTCTCTTTGAGCCACTTACCTACCTTGGTGTCCTTAATCTTTTTTCGGTCCCTTCTCATTGTATAGCTTATTGAACTCTGCCATAACCAAACGCTGCTTCTCGTACAACTCGAATACAGTATTCTTTCTCTCCACGTAGTCCTCCATCTTTTCAGCCTGTCTCAGTTGAGCTCTCAAGTCCTTCAGCTTTTTCTCTGCTTCCAATCGAGCCTGCTTAATGGTGTATATCTTTCCATACCGGTCCTTGTCGCTGCTCCTCGTGGCTGGGTCTTCGTACTCGTCGAGAAGCTGTTTGCTCTCCGTAAGGTTTTCGTTGAACAGCCTGTAGTCGTAGAATCGAGATGGCTCCCCGTATATCTTCCTAAGCATGGGCAAGTCATTGGAACTCATCCGTATAGCCTTTCCACTCTGAATCATCTCTTTTGTGGACAGGATAGCCTCGCCGCTTCTACCCACAAACCTACCCAACCCGCCGATGTAGAAGTTGTAGTAGTGATATATTCTGTCTGGGTTTATGTCTATATCTCCCGGAACATACTCACTACCACCCGTCATCTCGTTGATGGTCTTTGTGGCATCTCTGAGCCACATAGGTGACTTAAATCCGAGCTGATACTCTGGGGCTGGTGTACCAAACGGCAGCTGCTCTCTGTACACCTGAGAACCCATAAAAGTTTCATTCAGAGCAGATTCTGTTACAGCAGCCAAGCCTGATGGTGTTATCAGTGTGGTGATTGACTTCTCAATTGTGGTGTAGTCTCCAAACTGAATCGGGGAGAATGAGTTTAGGAGGGAAGATAGCGTAAACCAAGCAGCATCATCAGCATCTCTAACCCCCATAGCGGTAGAGGTAACAGCCTCAGCAAAACTGGTTATGACACCAAATCCATAGGCCATAGGTATCTTTATGAAGTTCTGCCCATCGTACATGAGAATCAGGTTACGCTGCTTATCATTGTCCGATATCTTCTTGTAGAAGCTGACATCATCCTCATCGTCATCACTCATGGCTATATTAAAGGCCGTGATGGTTGAGTTCATAAGGAACAAACCAATTGCAAGTTTCTGAGACTTCGTAAGTCTGTTGTAAAAGGGTCCCGGGCCTTTTCTTGTTTTGCCAAGCGTAGTGAGGACTCTGTAGGAACCTTGAACCGATGCATTGAAGAACATCTTGAACTGGTTGAGCGTGATGCCATGTTCGCCGTACCGGTTAAAGTTTACCGTCAAGTTCTTTGCAAGCTGCGCTGACTTGTTCCGAGATATTCCACGTTCACGAGCGGCTATGTAAGCTGTCAATCTCACAGCCTGCTCCACAGCATCGTTCATCTTCTCGATGTATGTAAAAACGCTTCCGAGTTTATCCTTAGCTATCCTAACGTTACTTGGGTCTATACCGTTCTGAATGTCTGCGGCCATATCCCCTAAGGTCTTTAGCTGCACCCACCCTGTGATGCCGCCATCTTCCTTCATCTCCTCGTAATACTGATTGATTGTCGGGTCAGCAACCCCACCAAAGTTTATTTTAACCAAAGCCCTAAAGGTTGGCCAAACATTCTTCTTAATCTTGGCTATATCCTTGGACAGGTCTACGCCTTCAGTTATACCCCCTTCTTCAGCTTCAGCTGCGGCATTCAATATGGCCGCCTCCAAGTCTCTTAAGAAGTTTGAGATAACGAATTCTGGGTCGTACACGGTGAACGACTTTCGCAACCAACTGGTAGGCAAAACTCTCAAAGCCTTATTGAACCAGTTGACGCTGTCAATCCCCATGTTCTTTAGCTGCTTAGCCTTGTTGGGGTCTGCAAATCTGATGAAGTGCTGCTCACCGTTTATGCGAACACCAACGCTTGCCTCATCACCTGTCTTCGAGTCGGACACAACCTCCCAAGCATCGCTCGGGTTATCCTGAATAAGGTTGTACAGTGACAACAGGGATTCATTCTTACGCGCCTTGATTCTAAGAGCGAGAGAGGCGGATACTATGTTTGCAAGGACGTTGGTGGCCCTACTCTTTCTACCCTTAGCTTTCTTGCTGACGTGTCCGTATACGTGTATACCTGCACCTCCAGTGGGGTAGACGGTCGTGTCAGTTGACATCTCGTCTGTGGCAATACCGAACAAGGGAACATAAGTCTCGTTTTGTTCAAAGTCATCAAGTATGGCAGGCGTTTCAAGCCCGAATTCAGACATAACCTGTCTGTTGTTCGCAAGCATATCGCGAAAGTAGTCAGCCGCCTGTTCAAGGATATTTGGGTCATACTTCGCTCTCAAATCGTTAAGGATGGCATCAGCTTCAGCATCAGACATACCGGAGCCGTCAACCTTCCCATACTTATCCAAGATGGCCTGATTACGAGATGGTGCATGGAGGGCGTACAGATAGTCTGACAAGTCGTCTGATGTAAGGCCGTGCTTTCTCATGAACTTCTGAGCCTCTTCAAGCTGCTGCTCAACCTTATCCATGTCATTCCTTGTCCGCCCGTGCATCAGGTCTTCTGCCATCCTGAAGTCGGCGGACTCTGTTACTTTTTTGCCCTGTTTCTTGATGTCATCTTGGAACCACATAACCTCAGCATACTTGTCCTGCCACTTGCGTCTAAATGCCAGCAAGTACGTCTGGAAGGAGCTCATGTTTGAGGGAGAGTAAGTGCTCTGCCCCTGTGCATTTGTAGGTCCTTGATACAGTACGCCGTTGATGGGCTGTTGATTGTGGGTTATGTTCTCTGGCTCCTGAGTGGCGAATATATTCTCGTATATCCGTCTCATGTTGTCATTCAGCTCAAGCTGTAGCGGAGTGCCTTTGATGGCGCTGTATATCTCCGTAATCCACTTCTTGAACTTACTGAATGCATCCCTCATCTCCGGGGTGGGAGCCTCACCTTCATACAGGAACTTCTCGAATCCTTCGGCAAAAGCTTCTGACGTATCACCATTCCATTGCTCTTGCCCTGTCCAATCGAGAATCTGTTGTCTCTCCTCGTCAGTCAATACCTGCTCATACAGGTGAGCAAGTTCGTGGAGAGGGGAAGTTACGTCTGGGTTGGAGATAGCGTGAATAACAGCCTCTGTGCCGCTCATAACAATAGCAGCGCGTTGGTCTTGGAAGTAAACTTGACCCTTGTTTTGACGAACGACATTGCCGTTGGCGTCTATGACTTCGTAGGTAAATCTATTGCGGGTGACGTTGGGATTCCCATTTCCATCAACCATCAGGTCCACAAACTGTTTCTGTGTGTTACTTAGACTGGTGTTGGTGTACTCTATCTCACGCCGACCGTTAATGATTTGTGAATTGACGACAACGTATCTGTAGCCATCTATCAATATGTTGTCGCCCTTTACGATGTTTGGCGGCGTCCTCTTGTTGGAGTTCATTTCAAAGTCGCCCTCGATAGGCTCAAGAGTCATGGTGGTCTGAGCCCTTAGCTTGGCATTACCAACACTCCACTCACTGATTACCATCTCAAAGCCTCTCTCATTAGCAACCTTTGTAATCCAAGCGAGCTCTTGATTGTAATTCAAGAAATTCCTAAGCCCAGTCCTTTCGCTATACCTCTTTTTTGCTTCAGAAAAAAAGTCTAAGGCGTCTTCATTGTAGTAGTAAACCTTATCCTTAGGGACTTTTACTATATGAGGCACATTGCCACCCACGTCTCTTGAATCGTCAACGTAGTACATTGCCAGCCCGCCAACAGAACCTATTGCAGATGCCTCATCTCTCGAAGTCCTAATGTTTTGTCCGGAGCCGGGCTTGATGACATCTCGCCTTTCCTCTGAGTAGTGCCTAAAGACGTAATTGCCATTGCCGTCATCTGTAAGAACATCTGAAATTTCTTCTGGAAGCGAGTACGGGTTGTTGCCCTGAATAAACGTGTCTATTGTGCCGTCTTCAAGCCTGCGAGCAATCTCGGCGTACTGTTCTATGCTAAAGGTCTTGGGGTTTTTTCCGCTTGCCCCGGTTTCAGCCGTACTGAAGTCTGACATAAAAAACACAGACTTTTGACCAGCGTATCTGGCAAACTTTATAGCCTCGTCTCTGTTGTTTTCGTCAACTACAATGTTTATGTCTATGGAAACCTTGGTGGAGTCAGGGAACTTGTACAACCCAAACCTTACGGTCTGAGTAGAAAACACACCTCTCATAGAATCTAAGAACTCAGAAATCATCTCAGGAGTAAGTTCCTCCTGCGTAGTGTTAAATGATGCAACAGGCACAATAGCGCCCTGAGCCAACTCCAGCTTAGTTCCGTCATTATTAAACGTAGCCCCATCCTCTTCATTCTCAGGCAACCCCTTTATTCTGTCAACCTCTGCCTTTGTATTTTTTGTAACAGCCTTAGTATCAATTGCAGAGGACGTCAGAGGAATCAGATTTACATCCGTCGGGTCTTCCGATATGGATGTAGTAGACAGCGGATTATTTGTGAATCCAAACGGGAATATCTTCAGCCTTTCGTTTTCCTCAGGCGTCCTGCCTGTAGCTGGATTTATGGCTAAGTTATACCAAGGAGCCCTTTCGTTAAGAATGCGAACGGTAGTTCTGGCGTCTTGATTGACAAGCCTTATTACGCGAGGATATGATGCGTGCTCTGGAAGACCCTCGTATTTTGGTGATATAGCTTCGAAGGTGTTTGCTGGGTCATCTGGATTTACATCGGCCTCTATAACAGCATACACCCTTTCATTGTTTGTCCCCAGTTTCTTGTCTGTATCCAACGAGTCGCCTACTACTCTTAAGACAGGTTCAGAAAACGCTGAGTGAAGGGCCACCAGAACGTCTTTCTTAAACAGCTTCTTCTTTGGATTTTTCTTTGGGCCCCACTCCTCAAGACCTGAGATGGTGTTCAACAGCTCCACAATGGCCTTCTTTTTTTTAGGGTCTTCTGAGGCAACTTTGCTTAAACCCATAGCAACACCTTCAAAAAACGCCCATCTGTCTGGAAAAGAACTACTTTCTGGAGACAGTTTATCTAAGATTACATCAATTATCTGCTTTACATTCATGCTTCCTTTTACGTCAGCATTCAAAACAGCTCTGGGGCCATCCGGTTTTCCTGCTGGAGGCCTTCCAAGGGCTGCGTTTGCTGCAATCAAAATGGACTTCACGTCCGACTGGAGAAGCGGAAACTTCTTATCTTCCATAAAAGATTGAAGCATACGCACCAACCCTTGGTTTATACCAGAACCCCCAGACAACTTGTTTAAGTTTGTGCTCACCAGCACCATCCTAACCTTTCCGTCCTTAGACATCTGAGCGGCCCGATTAAGGGAATCAGCCATTCCATTAGCCGCGCCTTCTGTGGAAGCCCAGAAGTATCTGTTTTCAAAGAAACCCGGGAGAAGAGGGAAGTACATACCACCCTGTCCCTCTACAATATTTTTTCCGTCCTTAGATATAATAAACCCACCCGCCTTATCAGGGGTATGAAAAAGGACACCAGTTTTGTCGTATATAGTAGATAGTGGCGCATTGTCATCAAGGTTGCCATCTTGCTTCCGTTGCTCTAATTCGGGGCCACCGGCAAAGAACTGCATAGTTATACCTCGCTTACTGTCCTCTATTCTGGCCTGAAACCTTACTACCGGTCCGTCAGTATCCGGGACAGAGTTGCCGTTTGCATCCACACTCTTAGACTTCACCCACTTAATGCGAGCGTACATATCCTTCTTGCTGATACCGTGCCTTGCGGCCATAGTACCAATCATCTTGTCAGATATGGCTGCTGCCGCCTTTGCTTTCTCTGGGGTCATACCCCACAGTTTCTCGTATGTAGACTGAAGCTGTTTTGTGTTTCGAGGATTGCTGAGGGTTTCAAGCTCTCCACGCGCCCTGCCTGTAGAAAGCGCAGTAGGGTCGGCTGTGCCTACAGCAACCACCAACTTGGCAGACTGCTTCACCCGTCCGTTTTGCGTAACTCTGGGACGAGTGACAGATACAACCTTCTTCTGACCTGCTGGCAGTTCAGTTGACGTAACCATGACAACCTCATCCGTGGTATTGGGGTCATAGTCAGAACCTACCTGTGGCGTCTCAGAGACATAACCACCTGCCTCAAGCTGTTCTTTTGCCTCTCTCAACTCCTTGGCGGATTTCTCAGGCAACACGACACCCATAGCTGCCGCCTGCTCCAACTGAGCCACAAGGCTGGACATACGAACTGGGTCTGTCTCTATAGACAACAGACGGGTCAATCTGTCTACAACTTTGTTGGCAGGCTTAGGCTGAGGCGCCTCCTTCTCTTTAAGTGGAGGGGTTTTCTTAGGTTCAGGCTTGGCTACTGGTTTTGATTCGCTTGGCTTAGCACTCGCGCCAGTATCCGTATCTGGTCTTGCTTGGGGAGCTGCCGCAGCTTCTCGAGGTTTTTCATCCCGCTCTGCGAGCTTTTTGGCGACGTACTCGTCGTGGAGTCTTTTGTATTCTTCATCTTGTTCAAGTATCTTGTCTATACGGTCAATCTGTTCTGGTGACTCGGCTTTGGACAAAAGTATCTGATATGCTGCGTCGATAGCCGTTTGACCAGAGAACATTTTCTTCGAGCCGTCTTTCTTACTCTCAAGGCTAACCCTTGTGACGTTACCATCGGCATCGTAGTCTATACCCATCGTGGGGAGGTCTCTCTGAATCAAGAACTCTTCATTCTCGATGACCAGAGACTCATCAGCCTGAACGACAACAGTCTCCACCTGAGGCTCTATACCCAAGGCCCTTGAGTCCTGCTCATTAAGTTCAGACACATTGCCAATCTCGTATATCCTGTCTGCCGATTCAACAACTACAGTCTGTCCATCTACATACAGGTCACCCTGCACAGGAGTCTCAAGCAGTGTTCCGTTGTGAGAGGTAAGTGTAACAGGTC